CCTGCAGTAAGGGTAACTTCAGTAACAGCATTACTATAAACGGCCTCATCATCTGAATCTATCGGATCATTATTTAAAAATACACTTGCAGTTCCATTCACCAGACCTCCTATAGGCCCTTCTGAGATTATATCAGTTACAAGTATGGTTTGCTCTGTTGAAACACCGACAGTGTTGCCCAATACATCGTTCTGGGCGGAAAATACTCGTCTGTCTAGTGCACTAATTGATTTTAATGGCATTACGCGCTCCCTGTTTGAGACGCCCCGTCTCTAGTCATATATGCAGTTCTATATACGTTACTTTGAACTCCTGCAACCTCAAAGTTAACTGGCTGTCCAGGCACACGTAATTTTCCGTATAAAACAGGAATAGGATCTCCTTCTACTATGTTTTGCTGGTTTCCATTGAAAAGATAGTTTTGCTCTTGGTCTCCATCAACAGCAGGGTCGGGTGCCATCATTTGCATAATCCCCGTCATACCTAAGTTTACAGCAAGAGCTCCAAGTCCTAATTGAATGGTGCCTACATTACTTGCCATAAATCCTGCCATACCCCCCACCTGGGCTCCGGATATTCCTGATCCTGCCATGATCGCCCCCGGATTCATCGCTGTTATTATGGCAGGCATAGCTACAGCAAGGGCAATTAGTGCGATTGCTGCAAGTATTTTTCCACCCCCAGATTTTGAGCCTGCGGGTAGAGGAGTAATAGTTACGTCTCCTTCTTTTAAATTCATTAAAAGCTCTTCAGTATAGTCTATTTTACTGTTTGCTACATCAATCTCGAAACCTACACTTTCTTCGTGACATTTAATTAAGTACTGCTTAAAAGAAGGATGATTGCACTCTATGCACCTTAGTACATCCGACACTTTAGGGGCATTCACTTGAAAACCTGTCCCAAACCTTTCTCCCATTTCTCCTTCTAAATACACATTACGCATCATATCGATAAGCTCCTTCTAAATATTTGCACCACAAAGGGTATAGGCTCTCTCTACAGGAAAGCCTGTTTACTGCATGGTGGTAAAAACAGTCATTGCCGACATACACGCCACAATGGTTCCCAACCGATGCTTTTACATTAAATACTAGAACATCGTTTTCCCGTAGCTCTGATAAAGGTACAGGTACATGGTTCCATTCTATTATTAATTCGGGGGTAAAATACTCTATACCCTTCTCCCACCAGTCGTCTTCAAAAGGCGCTCTAGTAGGTATGTTAATATTCCTGTGCGCTAAGTAGTCACGGGTGGCTTCAAAACAATCTCTTACTCCGAACTCGTACTCTCTTCCATATAGGTCAATTACGCTTTTTATAGGCTCAACTATATTTAACTCCATATCCGGATAGCTGTAGATATGATATGGTACGCCTAAAGCATTACAATATTTTGTATCTGCGTCACTTGGCTCTGCCGAAGCATCTGGATGGCTGTGTACAATTGCTACTATATCTGTTGTTCTTTTTAACTTAAGATACTCTTGAGAATCTATTATAAAGTCTTCTTCGTCTTCTGCAATATTGGTACAAGGAAACCATCTTTTTTTGCCTTTCACTATCGCTATAACACCACATCCCTCTCGAGGGTACTCGTCTGCAAAATGTTGCTGTATATCATCAAACATTATCTAAACTTTTTACTCCCTGGAAAGCCTCCAAAAGGTAAGCCGATGGTACTATCAGTCTCTGAATGGGGTACACCATCTACGTCGTAAGCAGATCCTTCTATTTTTGGCTGGCCTTGGTACCTTATCTTACAAGAATTAAGTAGCTTACCGCAAGCATCTCCGCGTACCCATACTCTAGTATTAGTAGCAGGTTCTATATTTGTGCTGGGTGCTATTGCTCTCCAGATAGTATTACCACGTTTTACATAAGGATTTTGGCGTGCGTCAATAGAGTGTAGTGTGTAGGCAGTACTAGTTGACCATTCAGTATAAGTTCTAACTAGCTGCCACTTTGGGTTTTGTGAGCTAGGTGTTACTCCTTGGACTGTACCTTCTGCACGATATATAAAGTTGGGGCTGCTGAACTTTAGTTGGACTCCGCTTGCTATGCTTTGGGCACTACTTAGCTTAACGTAAGTACCAGAAGTCTGTACTACAGTTACATTACTAGGGACGCCTGTCCCGGAGACTATAAAACCAAGCTCTATGTTAGTATTTGTATTATTTGGAGCTAGTACGACATTAACTGAGCTATTAACTGCACCACTTACAGTCGCGAAATAATCAGTTGTAGAAGATACATATTCCCCTGCTACATAAGTAACTCCTGCTGCATAAACGGCCTTCCACATAGCGTTTGTAGAGTTTGAGGGAAAATAACTAGCGAGTACCAGAGGCTCGTCATCAAAGGTAAAATAAAAGCTATAGCCTAAACCGCTTTTGGTGTATTGATTATTTAGTGCCCAACTGCAGGCACTTTGTGTTACTGAATCCTCTGCTCCTTGATAGACCCAGGGACAGTATTTTCCTATAACTTGCCTATTTGGTACTCGTATTCCTCCGATGTCTGCGGGAGAGGCAAGTTCTAGCGAAACAAAAATAGGATTCTTAGACGCGACTCTATCAATTATAAAAGTTTCTGTATCAAACTCTACAGCGGTAACGCCACTCCCTGTATATTTCTCTAAAGTTCTTCTTCTTGTTAGCCTTTGCCCTATTAGATCGTCTAAAGTAAAGCCAGAAGCAGATACGAGTTCGTCATCTACTGTACCATCCCAAGTTCCATCTTCCATCTGAGTTTTGAAGGCACTTCCTGTTTTAAGTATACTTTCAACATTAGCAATAGTAAGGGTGGGGCGATTCATTGCACCGCCTGTTTTTTTCTCTATATCATCTAGTTCTATAGGCAAAGTAGTATAGGTATTGCCATCAAATATTATGTCTTTGTTAGCAGTAGCTGCATCCAAATCTTTAGCCGCATGAAAATACAGTACATTATTACTTCCAGTACCTATTGTCATCTCAAATAGCTCAATTAAAGGACTTGCAATTTCTAAGTCTTGGGAGTCGGATACTATTAGGTTTGTCATGGTTCATAAACTCTATTAAAGGTTGCAGTAACACTCGAGCCTAGTAACTCTGTGTATGTTTGTTGCCAAGTAGCACATACTACTTTTACTGTTTTCTCATTGGGGTTGATAAAGCTTAAAGCCGTACCTGAATTAAAAGCTTTTGCTCCGCTTAGCTCAAGAGTAGTACCAGAAATACTAACTACAGTTACGGATTGACCAAGTACAGTAGCTCCGGGAGTTATATCTAAGTTATTTGTCGAAGAAGTTAAAGATATCGTAGTAGTAGAGCCGGGAGCTCCAGTAGTGACTGCAGTGGCACTACTAGTGGAATTAGTATCTGGCAGTGTAAAATTAAAAGAAGTTACTCCTTTATTAGCGGTGAAAAAAGAAATAATATCATCTGCTGCAGCCTTCCCTCTGTTTGCGAAACCAACAGAGTAAGTCTCTGCTATGGAGTTCAGCCCATCTGCAACTCTTTGTTGATACCCATCTCCAAACTGTGCGGTTCTTACTGCAGGAGTAGAAGACCTAGATACGTTTTTATCGGGCAGAACTTTTGAACTAGTTATAGCTGGTACTGTGAAACCTAATGACATTATGCTACTCCGTACGGATTCAGTATACCACCTGATCTCTTTTGATACTGTAATTCTTCTTGCACTGCGGCAGCGACCATCTCTCCAAGCCGTTTTGATTGCTCACCGTTTGAAGAAGTCTCCTGCTTTGCACCACCCTGACCATCCATAGAAACGTTTACAGTTACCATGTTATTCTGACCAGCCTGACCCCCTAAGTCGACAGGTATAGACCTATTATTAGGAAGAGGTACTACTGCCTCTGTTCCGTGAAGTATTGCAGGATAGCCTGCGTCTCTACCAGTAGCGACCCCGCCTGAGGAGTAGTTTTTACTTTTAGCTACGCCACCGTATCGCAGTTTCTCTACTCCGTTTGACATTACTCCGCCGTCTTTCTTTCCGGTTATTCCTATAAAGTCACCAAAAGTACTGCCTCCTAAAGCAGTTTCTAAAAGCTTAACAACAAGTAGTTTTGTTATGATTTGTGCTAAAGACTTAAGAATTCCCATTGCCATGTCTTTAAAAGCTTCTTTCGCACTCTTAGTTCCTTGAACTATAGCATCAAAAGCACTTGCTAAGTTATTAGACAAGGATTCTCCTAATACATCTCCTACCTGCCCTATGGCTGTCATGTCTTTTTTAGCTTGGGCATTCCCCGCCTTCTGAACCGCAATTTTAGCCTTTGTGACTTCAATTTCGCCGTTAAGTTTTTCGATGGCGCCTGAATCTGTATTTTTAGAAAGATCAGTTTCCAGCGACGTCAGCGTCATACGTTGCTCTTGTAGCGTATTATTTAAAGTACGTAAAGCGATCAATTTCTCTTCAAAGTCTATTCGCAACTTCATCTGCGCTGCTACAATAGCAGGCGCTCTCCCGGCATCTCTTTTATCATTGCCTAAATCAATAGTATCTAATTTTACGTTTTGTTTAGCAGCTATAAGGTTTTCTAAGTCTGTTCTGAACTTGTCTATACCTCCCTGCCCTTTTAAGGCCTCATCTAAGTTTGCTACAGCATCAGTAACTAGGTTCGTACCTACCGTCATCTCGTCAAGAAGGGTTACAGTCTTCGTCATAGGCTCAAGACTCCCTAATAAATTGTATAGGTCACCCCCTCCTAAAGACTTAGTTATATTGTCTATATCATCTTTTGCTTTCTTTGTTAGGTTAACAAACTTATTTGCAAACTTCTCCTCGTCTTCTATAGCTTTAAACCCTTCGTCAAAACTTTTAAACAATGCGTCATATATAACAGGGCTGAGCTCTTTAAGATTAGGCCCTAGTTCTTTTACAATCGCATCAGTAGCTTTCTTGTATTTTACAGGGTCGAAGGTCCCGTCAACCTTTACAGAGTCCCGCTGAGCCGCTTTCACCATACTAGATATGCCTACACTGTTTATTGCGGTCATCCTCTTTAAAGAGGCCTGTACGTTAGTAACTCCCTCCTTAGTGATTCCTTCGTTGATTTTTGCAAGTTCTTTATTGACGTCTTTAGCTACATCTGTTATCTTCTCTAAAGTCTCTAAAAAGGTTGATCTATTTGTGGCCTTGTCCTCCACTCCTTGCAAAAAT